GTCGTAGTCCCACAGCGGGACGGCCACCTGCCAGTGTTTGAGCAGGTTGAAGCCCTGCATCAAGTGGTCCATGCGCGGCTCGAACTCCGGCACCCACAGCAGCGTCTCGCTGTAGGGCAGCAGGGGCCACGCCTCGTCGTGAAACGACATGCGCAGGTTCTCCACCTTAGCCAGCCGGTCGCGTACGGTCGGCGCCACGCCGCCATAGCAGGCGATGCCCGCCGTCGGCGGGTTGGCCGCGCCGGTGTCGATTTCCCACACCTCGGCGTCCCCGACAGCAATCCACTCGCGGGCGCGGTGCTTGCCCACTTCCACCAGGTCACCGGGACGGTAGGCCACCGCCCTCCCGGCCAGGAGCAGATTCTTCGCCGTCTTCAACCGAACCCACATACAGGTCCTCCCCAATGGGGCGGCGCGAGGCCGCCCCGTGTGCGTGTCAGCCAGGCGAGAGACTACTCGACCACTTCATCCAGCAGGTCGCCGGACGCCGGCTTGTAGCGCGGCGCGCCCCACACCGTCACGCCGAAGATGCCCGCCGAGGCGGGGGTGACTTCGACGTTGATGTAGCGGTAGCCGTCATTCTTGTCCAGCTCTTCCGCGTTGACGTTGATGACCGACACCGTATCGTTGTCAGTCGTCGCGGTCTTGGCGATGTCCTTGGCGTTGTCATCCAGCGCGGCGGGCGTGCCCGTGCTGGTCACAAGCTGCTCGATATCGACGTCCAGATTGCCGCCAATCACCCCGCAGTGGAGCACGATCATCACCTGCGTGTACAGGCTCATGTCGATGGCCCCGGTGTTCTGCTCGGTGTCGTACGACGCCGGCGCGATACCGCCCAGGTATTCCAGTCCTTCACTGATGAGCTGCATGTCTGCGTCCTTTCTACTGGCCTACTCTTAGCCAGTCTGTTACGTACTCTTTCCGGACAGTCGGACGAAGGGGGAAATTTGCGTGCTCCCATCCTTCAGCGTCAACGGCTGAGCCAACCATGGCTGGCCGTCCACCCGGTGCACCACGCGCCACGACGTCTTGTTGTACTTCCACTGGTCGTACTGCGTGCTGTCGATGGTCGTCGCCTGACGGTCGCCCACCAGGTAGAACGGGAAGTTGGCGAGCAGCACGTCGCCCGCGCTGCCCGGCGCCGGGGTTTTCTCGGTCCAGAAGACCGGCAGACCCAGCAGCGTGCCCGGCAGGCCGGTGGCCGCGTTGGGCGCCCACACGTAGGAGGGATTGCCCGCCGGCCCATTGAGGGTGATGATTTCGTCCATCAGCCCCTGGTTGATGACCCACACGCCGCTCCCGCCGGTGGCGAGAAACGCGGCCCGCATGCGAGCCAGGTCGGTATAGGTCACGTGGCCGGCTTTGGCCGTGCGCGCCACCGACACGATGCACGGCGAGTTGAGCACGCCCAGCGGCTGCCCCACGCCCGTGCCGGTCAGGAACGCGTCGTCTTCCATCCAGGCCACGCCGCCGGCGAAGCCCATCGGGCCGGAGAAGAAGTCATTGAGCGAGATGGCCGCGTCATCCACCAGCGCGTTGGGCGCGCGGGTGTAGCCAATCAGCTCGCGGGCGGTGAGCGTCACCGCCTTGAACTTCGGGTCGCTCTCGGTCTTCTCGGCGCCCTCTTCCTGCCAGTAGAACTGCAGGCCACCGAACCAATGCGGCTTGCTGGCTGTGGTCCCGGACTGGTCGAGCACCGGGATGTCGATTTGCCGGCGCGTCATGCGGATGATTTGGGCGCGGGGACGCACGATGGCATCTTCCGGCGACACGCTCATCAGCTCGGTGCGCTGCTCGACGGGAATCAGATACCCGCCATCCTCACCGACGTTGCCCGACATGTCCTTGGCCTCATGCCCGCCGGCCTTCTCCTCGTCGAAGTAGACCAGGCGCGGGTCGGGGCCTTTGGTGTTGCGCGGGTTCTCGGCCTGCCAGATGGCATGCAGGAACTCGCCCAGGTCGGCGAACTTGCGCGAGCCAGGGACCTGACGGCCCGCCAGCGCGTCCATCTCGCCGATGCGCTCCGCGGCGACGTCCAGCACGTCCTGGGCCTGGATGACCGATTCTTTGAGCTGTTCGGCTTCATCCATCAGCCCGCGCGCCTTCTGCGCCGCGTCCGGGTCGGTGCCCTCCTCGACGAGGCGAATGGCCTCCTCGTAGAGCGCCTTGGCCTTGCCCACCCGGTCCTTGATGTTCAGAGAGAGAGTCATTGAAGTGCCTCCAATGTGGCTAATGCCTCACGAGCGTGCGCGAGCAGGTCCGCCTCATCGGTGGGTGTCTCGCCCTCGAGCGGCCCGGCCTGGGCCTCCTCGTCACGGGACGGGACGGCGTCGGCTTGGGCGTCGTCTTCGACGTGAGCCGTCCCGGAAGATGATAAAGTGATGTCCGTCACAGCCGCGCGCACCTTGGTGGCGTTCGGGCCGTGACCGGCGAAGAAAATCCAGTCCATCGACCAGACGGGCAGCGGGCGCAGCGCCAGGTCTTCGGGCAAGCGCTCCCGCATGAGCGCCACGACATCGGTGACGAGCGTCATCAGGTCGGTGTGCTCGTCACCGTCGATGTAACCGTCTTTCAGGTACGACCCCAGGCGGCTGGTCAGCACGCTCTGGACATCCGCCACCAGGTTATCCCCCAGGCGCGGCTGCGGTCCGTCGGGCGTGTACTCCTTGGCTTCGGGCGCCGGGTCCTGCGTCTCTTCCTGCTCCGCCCCGCCCGCGCCATCCTCCGACTTGACGGCCACCGTCGCCGTGGCCGGGTTCATGCCCCACACCACGGGCGAGTATTCCCACAGCCGGATTTCGCGGATGTTGCGCACCGTGCGCGGC